CCATAAGCAGCAGCGTATAATGCTGCTGATGCTGCTTCAGCAGCAGCATCATAAGCAGCCTCAGCAGTAGCATCAAAAGCAGCATAAGCAGCATTGAGATAAGCAGCATTAACATAGTCACAAGCATTATTCGCTGCTATAGAAAAATTTTTAAGTTCTTTTTCGTTAATATTACCTTCTCCAAAATCAATAGCAGCTTTAACAGCTTTTCTACTTCGTTCATCCTTCATTAGATGAAGAACTGTTGCAGCACAATGGCCTTTAGCTAGAGTAATCTCTCTTAAAGAGTCTGGATTTGTTTTTTTAAACAGCCATAATATCCAGTCGCCTCTTTTACAAGTATTAAAGAATTGTTCTAAGGTTAAATCTTTAGCAAATAAATACCCATCAGGGCAAGCATTGTGTTCTTTTAAAAAGTTTTTAAGTGTTTTCATATTTTTATTTATTTTAAATTAATTTTTTATTCCAGATTTCTAAGGGTAGATACTTTTTGCATATATCAGCTGTTTGTTGTTGGTTTTTCTTTTTAGCATTATAAGCAGCATTATAAGCAGCATTATAAGCAGCATCATAAGCAGCAGCAGCAGCATTATAAGCAGCATCAGCAGCAGCATCAGCAGCAGTAGCAGCAGCATCAGCAGCAGCATTATAAGCAGCATCAGCAGTAGCGGCATCAGCAGCATCAGCAGTAGCGGCATAAGCAGCAGTAGCAGCAGTAGCAGTAGCAGCAGTAGCGGCATAAGCAGCATTATACGCTGCCGTAGAAAAATTTTTAAGTTCTTCCTTGTCTATCCTACCTTCTCCAAAATCAATAGCAGCTTTAACAGCTTTTCTACTTCGTTCATCCCCCATTAGATGGAGAACTGTTTTAGCACAATGACCTTTAGTTAAAGTTATTGCTTTTAAGTCTTTTGGATTTGTTCTTTTAAATAACCATAATATCCAGTCGCCTCGTTTGCAGGTAGCGAGAAACTGTTCTAAGGTTAAATCTTTAGCAAATAAATACCCATCAGGGCAAGCATTGTGTTCTTCTTAAAAAGTTTTTAAGTGTTTTCATATTTTTATTTATAGACATTTTTATTTATAATAAATTATTAGTAGGTTTAAGTCTAAAGTCTAACACAAGATAGCTTAGTTGCTTTTGATGATGCTGGGTGAGTAAATCTATAACACATGACATTAGTTTTCTTATCAAAACATTTAGCAATGATTGGGTCATTAAGGCTCCGTGGGCATCGTAGGTATTTATCTGCTGGGAGTTTTTTGCCTACTGTTTCGCTGAAAAACGCACTCTTTGCGTTGGGGGCGTTAAAAGTTAATAAACTGGATATTATAGAAGCTGTTAAGACTATTTGTTTTACTTTTATAGATTTTATAGACATTTTTATTTATATTAAATTATTAGTAGGTTAGTAAGTATGACTTGAGCAATTAAACAAAACTCAAGTCATGAAAGTATTATAAAACTATATACTTGGAATGTCAAGTATAATATTAACTATTTTTAAATGAAATTTAGGATTAGTTTAAAAGTCAAAGTTAGAAGTAGTACTTCTATTCTTAGAAAGGCCTAGTTGTTTTGCCTTTTTCCATATTGTCATGCGAGTTACACCATAAAGGATAGTTAATTGTTTTATAGTTAATAATTTATATTCTTCTATAAATTTTTCTTTAGATATCTTCATAAATAATAATATAATTGAATTGTCAAGTAATGCGTAGTTTAGTTAAAAACACTAAATTAAATGTATAGAGTAAAGTTAATTTAGTGAGATTAGTGTTTAAAAATGTATAATGTAAAGTCAAGAGATATTTCACGGTGGGGGCTGTTAGAGGTCTGAAAAGGGTCGAAAAGCTGTCAAGTACGCTTTACTTGACAGAAAGTGTTACACCCTTTAGCCCAATAGCCCCAACGGTGTAACAGATGTAAGCCGTTACATCCTATAAAGATTATTTAGATTTATATTTACTATTTACATATAGCTTAAAAATGTATACATGTGTAAATAGTAAATATTTAGTATTTTATAGAGTGAGAAATGGGTGTTTTAGAGCTTACACGCATTACACCGTTGGTATCATTGACTTGGAGGGGGTTTTGACAGCTTACTTGACAGATTACACGCATTACACCGTTGGTATCATTGACTTGCTGCCGTTACTTGACAAAATAAGTAAATATTTAAAGAAAAATGCTTATCTCTTTTCATCCCGTTGAAAAACTGATTGCCCGGTCAATTGGTAGTATTTTTTCCGCCCTTGTTTTCTCCTCTCTTTTAATTCATTATCCTTTTTAATGATATCACTGGCAGAGAGTTGTCTGCTCGGTAACGGGTCTCCTAAGAACTCAATGGACTTGATAGCATTGACTTTATGGCCATTAATTAACCTTACTATAGCATCTTTATAGCTCTTGGCTTTGATATATCTGGTGAAGTATTGGTTGTTTGCTTTGAACTTGACGAAGTATTTGAGCCACACAATATAATAGTAAGTGGTTGATGTTGTTTGTTAGGAGGTAGTAAGCGTATTTGAAAGAGGGGATAGAGGCTGTGTTTTGCAGTGTTAGTGGCCACTTCTAATTACATACTTACACTTCATACGCTAATAACACTATCAAGAAATGTCAAGTAAGTATCTCTCAGCATGGGAGTGGGGAGAATGCATATCGCTATGGACTAGGGGGTGTCGAAAACGCATTTTAGCCCCCGTCTATCACCTCTTTTAGCTCTATAATTTTCGAAAATTACACGGCTCCCTTGACTTGAATGGTAAAAACCTTCAACCGAAATAATTTTTAAGAGCCTCTACATGGAATTTACTTGACAACCTACAACGAACACTTATGGTGGTTTTCACAAGTAAGTTCAGTTGTCTATTTTATGAAAGATCATATAGAAGATATACAGGTTAAAGCACGATTTGAGCAGTATGATAAGAATCTTAAGAAACAGTTTAAGCAAATGCCTCCTTTGAACGAAATACATGACCCAAATAAGGCCGGTAGCACCGAAGTAGTACCCTACACAATGGATACCTATGCATTCTTTGAGGAATATAAGAAGGATTTAGATGCAGATAGGTCACTGCGAACATTAAAAATTCCTAGAGCCAAGTATAAACAATGGTTAGATCAGCCGAAATTCACCGACGTTTTAAACCGCATCCATCAAGCGTATGAGGATGCTGTCTTAATGGATGCTAAAACTGTGGCAGGTTGGAGTGTGGAGATTCTTAGGGACTTACATAATTCTTTTAAATCCGGAGATACTAAGTCCAGTTCTGCACTAGCAGCGATGGCAGGTAATATGTTACGCGCCTCTGGCAATTTTAAAGAAGCTACTCAGACAGCCCCTCAAGTTCTTATACAAATAAATACTGGGGACCCAACCCCTGCAATAGAATCTCAACCACCTAAGCTATTAGAGGTAATTCAACCGACCGACCAATTAACAGATCAGTCAGATATTAGTATTAACCTTAACCAACCTACTAAACCAATTAAATCAATTAATAAAAATGACAAAGAACGTATTGCAAATCTGTCCATCTTGTGCGGAGAATAATCAAGCTCAATGGAAGAATTTAAGGAACACAGCACCGCTTTTTTTAGCATCATGCGGTGTGTGTACAAAAATCACACCCTGTACACATATTAATTTTTGGAAGGGTATAAGAAGTGACCAACCAAAATGGAGTATGGCGAGAGAACTAGTAAAAGTAGAAGATAAGAATGCTAAACGTCGAATAGTAGATCAAGTTAAACGAGACGCTGCTAAGGCTAATAAAACTATTAAAGCAAAACAGAGTGATTTACTAAATGGCAAAGAATAGTGATATAGCTAAACCAGCGAAAGCATTTAAGCTAAATTATAATACTACCCCGACACTAGCCAAATTTCACAAGTCAGATGCGTTTGTTCGCGGGGTGAAGGGACCGATTGGCTCTGGTAAATCTGTGGGTTGCTGTCTCGAGATTTTTATACGAGCACAGCAACAAGCTCAATCTTTGGATGGTATACGCCGTACAAGGTGGGCTGTAGTCCGCAATACGGGGCCAGAACTAGAGACTACAACTATAAAAACTTGGTTAGACTGGTTCCCGGAAGAAGTATTTGGCCGGATGAACAGGAAACCACCGATAACTCATAAAGTTAAGATTCAAGACATAGAGTTAGAGATAGTTTTTCTTGCTCTTGACCGACCAGATGATGTTAAGAAGTTGCTCTCACTCGAAGTAACTGGTATATTTTTTAATGAAGCTAGGTTTATACATAAGGATCATATTGATGGAGGCACAGGCAGGGTTGGTAGATACCCAGCAAAACGAGAAAAGCCGGATCATATTCACCCAGATAATTGGCCAACATGGTATGGTATTATTATGGATACTAACCCACCAGACGATGACCACTGGTGGTATAAAGCGGCGGAAGTAGAGACCCCAGAAGGTTGGGGTTTTTGGGATCAGCCGTCGGGGATAAGTCCGGAAGCAGAGAATATAGATAATTTACCAAGAGATTATTACAAGAGGATCGTCGCAGGTAAAGATCCAGAGTGGATTAAGGTGTTTGTAGAAGGTAAGTATGGTTCAATCCAAGATGGTAAACCAGTATATGGGTCTTCTTACCGAGATGACTTTCATTGCTCTAAGACTCCTATCAAAGCAATACCAATGGTGCCGCTCGAGATAGGGTTGGATTTTGGGAACACACCGGCGGCGTTAATTACACAACCGACTAGTCTTGGCCAAAGATTGTGTTTAGAAGAAATGGTTTGCGAGGATGTATCAATACAAGATTTTGCGGTATTACTTAAACAGAAATTAGATAGGGAATACCCGGGACACGAGATAAAATGTTTTGGTGATCCATCAGGTGCTTTTAAAGATCAACAGCAGAAAACTGCATTTGATTTAATGAGAGCTAAAGGTATTATAGTGAGACCAGCACCGTCTAATAATATTAAGATGCGAACAGAATGTGTGGTTAGCGAACTTAACAGGATGGTTAATGGGCTACCAGCTTTACTTATAGATGGTAAAAAGTGTCCGACTTTTCGTAGAGGTTTTAATGGTGGGTATAAATATAAGAGACTTAATGTGTCGGGAGGTGATCGCTATGAGGTTACACCAGATAAGAATAAATTTTCCCACATACATGATGCCGGTCAGTATGTGGTGTTATCAACAGGAGGCTATAGATCAATCACTAGAGGTGCTAACAAACAATTGGCTGCTAAGACTGTTATGAATAAAAATAATTGGAATGTATGGAACGTGTAGAAGTAACTTGGTATGTGGTGTTTACTGACCAGAACGTAAAGCGACATTGGATACACACCTTTTTTAAGGAGGAATTTCTGCATTGTTATTGTTTTAGACAGATTGGGGGGTCTGTATACTTTGCTAACCCAACTATATCTAATATAGATACTAAAATAATACCGTATTGTAGAGCAGAGGACTTTGCTAAAGAACTGTTGGGGTACCCATATAATAGGATTTTGAGAGTTAAATATCCGTTTGACTTTAGTAACCGCATGTTTAACCTTTGGAACTTAATACCAACCTGCGTTAGTATAGTGAAGATATTTTTGGGTATTACAGCGAAAGCTCAAACGCCGTATCAGCTCTACAAGCATTTAATAAAACGTGGGGCAAAGCCATTTAAATACTAAATAACTATTATGGGAAGTCAACCGGAAGCACCAGATACTTCAAAACAAGACAAGCTTATAGCGGAGCAGTCTGCTGCTTTAAAGAAAGAACAAGAAGAAGCTAAACGAGCTAAAGAAGCATTAGCCTCGAAGAGTACCGAAGAATTAAAAGGTATTCGCAGGAGGGGCAGAGGCAGAGCATCTCTAATAACTACTTCGGAAAAAGGATTTGCAGAAAACAATAAGTTAAAGAATTAACATAATATGCCTTTAGACAAGGATAAGCTTTATAAAAGATTCCAGAATGCAGAGAGGAAACGCACCAACTGGCGCACTACGTATAAAGAAGCTTTGGAGTATTTCTCACCGCAAAGAGATACTTTTGACACGCCTACGGATGGGGCTAAGCGTACTAATACTGATAGGGTATTTGATTCAACGGGGCAAGATGCATTGCAAAAAGCCGTCTCAACAGTCCACTCCAACATATTCCCACCACAAAAAAAGTGGGGTAAATTAAAATTAGGGCCTCTATTAGAGAAAGAAGGTGGTGACCGCAAGAAAAAATTAGAAGAGATTACAGATTTATTTTTTACTTCGTTACATGCTAGTAATTTTGATATAGTAATTTCAGAGTTTTTAGAAGATTGGTTAATCGGTACCGGTAGTATGCAATTACACAAGGGTACTAGAGAAAAACCGTTTATATTTGAACCCGTGCCACTTAACGAGGTATATTTAGAGAGGGGCGTTGGGGGTTCAGTAGGGGGTAGGTTCCGTAAATGGAGGTTACCGGCGCATCTCATTATTAAAACATGGCCCGATGCTAAGTTCTCACAATCTATGGCCGCTAGAATAGAAGCTTCTCCGTATGAGGATGTGACTATCATCGAGTATACTGTAGAAGATAAGATTAAAGTTAAAGTATTAGATGATTCCCNAGGTAAACCTACAGCTAAAGAGCAAGAGATTGACGGATTTAGATATGTAGTTCAAGAGGAGAAATCAAAAGAGATAATGGTCAATAGAGAGACCAAGAGCCACCCATGGATTACCGTAAGATACGCTGTATCAGCAGGTGAAGTTCATGGTAGAGGTCCAGTTCTGTCCGCACATGCCGATAATAAGACGCTCAATAAAACAAAGGAACTTATTTTAAAAAATGGAGCACTCGCAATATCGGGTATGTGGACAGTTGTGGATGACGGGATAATTAACTTAGAGAATATTGTGATGGAGCCAGGGGCTAAAATCCCAGTTGCTGCAAATCCAGGTAATCCTAGTGGGCCGTCTATATCTAGGCTACCAAGTGCTTCTGATTTTAATGTAGCTCAAATTATTTTAGAAGATTTAAAGAAAGCAATTAAGAGTATCTTGTTTGTTGACCCATTAGGTGAGATTGATGCGCCTGTTAAATCAGCGACAGAAATTGCTATGAGAGCACAAAGTGTTGCTAAAATGTTGGGTTCTGCTTATGGGCGTATGCAAGGTGAAGGTGCTGAACAAATTATGTTAAGAGGTCTTTATATCTTGGAGGAGCTAGGTATGGTAGATCTTTCCGGGTTCACTATTGATGGCTCAAATATAGCAATACAACATGTATCACCATTAGCCGTAGCTCAAGATCAAGATGAATTAACTGCGATGACAAGATACGCAGAAACAGTATCTAATTTCTTCGGACCGCAAGGCTTAATGATGATGACCAATCCAGTAGCGTTTGGGCAAGAATTAGCTAAATTATTAGGCGTGAAAGACATTATACTCCCAACACCAGAACAGCTAGAAGCTATTAAACAGTTAGCCTCTCAACAGACCGGAGTCGCTCCGACAGAAGGCGGTCAGCAGCCTACTCAACCTCAACAGTAATATATGACACAAGGATGGCAAGCTCTCGAGGAAATTGAGACTAACGAAGTTCAACCTACAAAACTTAGTGATGATGAAGTTATGATTGCTAAAGTCTTTAGAGGTGAATCCGGTCAAAAAGCTCTTGAAGCTTTACGCCGTATGACTATAGATAAACCAAGCTTTCAATCTATGTATGCTGATGGGGTTAATACAGCTATCGGGATGTCATTGAGGGAAGGGGAGAATAATCTATATCGTAAAATATTATTAACCCTTAAAAAAGTAGATTCCCATGGAAACAGAAAATCAAAATGATGGCCAACCAGAGGATGCGTCAACTAATGCATCAGCTGCCCCAGAAAATAATTCATCTGAAGGGGGGGCTGAAACAAATGAACCGGCAGTTTTATTAGCTGGTAAATATAAATCTGTCCAAGACTTAGAAAAAGGATACAAAGAAAGTACTAAATATAGTAGAGATTTAAGCTCGAAAGTTAAAGACCTTGAAAGTGCAATACCTAAAGCCCCGGATGCTTACGAATTTAATTTCAAAGAAGTAGAAGGTTTAGAGGATGTAGAGATTTCAGCTGAAGACCCAGATATGGTAGCTATGCTCCCAGTATTTAAGGAATTAAATCTCACAAATGAACAAGCTAGTAAGTTAGTACAAGCCCATTTACAAAATATGGCTTCCCTAGCTGAGACTCCAGACCAAATAAAAGAAAAACTCGGTAGTAATGCTGATGTTATCACAACTAAATTGCAGGAGTATACTAATACCCTACCTTCTGAGGACCAGCAAATTATGCAATCCTTAACTGATACTGCGGCCGGTACGGATTTCCTTTATAGGCATATTATTGGTGGGGAATTGTCAACTCCAGGAGGTAGCCAAGGGGAGGGTTCAGCTCCGCAAAACTCCGCTGAGTTATTTAAGACCGCTTCTGATTTTAAGAAAGACAGGGCTAATTCTATCGGATTTAATAAGGGTGAGCAGGAGGCATATTCGAAGCTAATGAGGACGGCCATTATAGCAGAAGATAACGAGAAGAAAGCTAGAAAGTAATTGACTCTTTAATTTCTAATAATAAAGATTGAAAATTAAAGCAGAATCGGACTAACCTTTTATAGAAATATATTAGCCTCCAATTTTGTGTGGTATGGCGTAAGACCCTAAGTAGCGCAAGATTGAGGCCCTCTTTACAGAGATAACCCTTATCGATTAACGATAAATGTTTTTATTAATATAATTTTTTATAATCATGTCAAATAACATATTAAACACTTTAGAAGTAAAGGAGTTTGAAAAGGAAGTCCACCAATCTTACCAACAGGAAGGTAATACTCTTGCGGAATGCACAAGATACAGACGTATCGGCGGTAATAAAACTCAATTCCCTATTTTAGGAACTTTATCTGCGGCTGAAAGAATCATTGGCACACCGGTAGTTGCTACTAACCAAAGTGCGAGTGCTGTTGAAATAACNACTACTAAGTATTCTGTAGCTCAATGGACTGATATTTTCTTACAAGGCGAGGTTAATTTCGATGCTAAACAAGAAAGTGCTAAAGCGGTAGCTATGGCTGCTGGTCGTAAAGTTGACCAGATAGTGATAGATGCTCTTGAAGTTTTTAATGGCTCTTATACCAATACTGTCGGTGTTGCTATCGGCGGAGCTAATACTAACCTTAACGTTGCTAAGTTAGCTGAGGCTTCTAAACAATTAGATATTAACGGAGTACCTACTACAGATCGTTTCGGCATCATACATACTAACTCCCATCACTCATTAACTCAAGAAACTACTGTAGCTTCATCTGATTACAACAGTAATAGAGTTCTTAAAGATGGAAGGATCAACGATTATTATGGTTTTAACTTTAAAATGATTGGTAACTTAGCTGATGAAGCTGGGTTAACTCTAGCAACTAATGTCCGTAATAACTTTTTATTCCAAAAATCGGCTCTAGGTTTAGTAATGGGTATGGAAATTAAAGTAGAGATTGAATACCACCAGGATTATGGTGCACATTTAGTTACTGCTTTTTTCTCAGCAGGGTCTAAACTAATTGATGAGTTAGGTGTTTCATTTGTAAAAACTTACGAAGCATAATCTATTAACTTTAATTTATAAAATATCATGGCTTTTGACATCACCAAATTAGTATTAAGTTCTCAACATGGAGTACCTAGTGCGCCTAAAACTTGGATCTATACTACTGCAGATACTGTAGCTACAGCTAATACTGCTGATTATTTTCTAACAGCATCTCGTTTACTAAAAGTAAATGATATTATCTTCATAGTATCTTCAACAGATGGAACTCCTGTACATACTATTAATATAGTAAATTCAGTTACTATTGATAGTGCGGTAGATGTATCCGATGGGTTAGTTATTACTGCTACTGATAGTGATTAGTACTAGTTAATTTGAGCTATATGGTAACCCCATATAGCTCATTAAAATAAATATTGACTATGGCTGCTACAATTACGGATATTAAAATTTGTGCTGCAGCTCTACAGTTAGTAGGCGCAGAAGAAATAAATTCTTTTCTCGATGAAACTAGAGAGGCTAGAATATGCGCCTCTATATACCCAACTATTAAGTCTGATCTATTACAATCGTCTACTTGGGGTTTCTGCACAAGGCAAGAAGAGCTTAATCGTTTAGTTGCAACACCCTTATTTGGATATGCTTACGCGTACTCGCTCCCCTCAGATTTTTTACGGTTAGTAGGTAAGAGTAATCCTACAGCCAAGCATCAAATATTCGAGAATAAAGTCTATACTGACCTAACTCCGCTATATGCGAGTCTCCAATACGAAGTTAATGAGCAATTTTTCCCTGCGTATTTTGAAAAGTTAATGTTTTTAGAAATGGCCTCACTCTTAGCAGTTGCTTTACTCGAGGATGATGGTAAAGCTAAAGACTTCGCTGGGCTAGCTAAGATTCAAATGATTAAAGCTCGGAACATAGACTCCCAAAATAGTACCGCTAGGGCTATACCTTCTGGGGCGTTTAACTTAACTAATGTTAGATATTAATGGGGAAGAGGATAACCTTAAAAACAGTACAAGTAGGTTTTACCGCGGGTGAACTAGACCCAGTCCTTTTAGGGAGGATAGATAAAGAACTTTATTATAAAGGGGCTTCTCTCCTACGAAATGTTACGGTTAACCCTCAAGGACATATTACTCGCAGACCAGGTACTGAATATATTGACACCACTACTTCTAGTGCTGCATCTCAAACTATTGAGTTTGAATTTAACATCATCCAGAAATACTTAATCGTTTTTACTGTTGGGGAATTTAAAGTGTATAAAGATGACGTCCTACAAGCAACTATTACCACTTCACCAATTAGTAGTTTAACTGCCGATCAAGTACAAGAAATGAAATTCGTGCAGTCTGCGGATACCTTATTACTTTTTCATAAAGATGTTCAGACTATTAAGATAACTCGAACGAGTCATACTGTTTGGACAGCAGTATCTGTAACCTATAGCAATATACCTTGGTTTGCTTTTTCTGGGGTTTCTGTTAGTGAGCCTGCTCAGACCCTAACCCCAGGGGAGGTGACTGGTAAGGACGTAGACTTCACCGCTGGGGGAGGTACTATTTTTTCTGCGGCTAGTGTTGGCCAATATCTATACGGGAAGGTTGGGGGCATTGCTAGAATCACAGCTTACACTAGTCCGACAGTTGTAGTATGCCAGATCGAGGTAGATTTCCCTACAACCTCAGCGATTCCGTCAGGTGATTGGGAGTATGAAACTGGGTATGAACCAGTATGGTCTGGGACAAAAGGATGGCCTTCTTGTGGTACTTTCCATCAAAATAGATTATATGTAGCTAACTCTGGTGAAAGGCCTCAAACACTATGGGGTTCTCAAGTGAGTAATTTTTTTGATTTTAATATAGACCAAGGTAATGATGACGATGGTATCGACGTTACCATAGATGATAACAGAGTTAATGCTATTCAAAATTTAGTATCTGGGAGGAATCTTCAACTATATACCACTGGAGGGGAATTTTATATACCAACAGAAATTGGTAATCCCATTACCCCCTCCCGAATTCTGATTGTCAAATCGACATCTCACGGCTCTAGTAACTTATTACCGGTAGCTGTCGGAGGTGCGTCAGTATTTGTTGAGAACGCGGGTAAAGTTGTACGAGATTTCATATATAATGACGCCGAACAGAACTATAGCGCAAAGAGCTTATCTATTTTATCCTCCCATTTGATTAATAATCCTGTTAGCTCAGCGACAAGAAAGTCTACCTCTGATAGTCCGGCGGATTATCTATATCTAGTTAATTCTGATGGAACTATGGCGGTGTTAAATATTGCGAGAGAACAAGATTTATTAGCATGGTCTTTGTGGACTACTGATGGGTCTTTCGAGGAAGTAACCGTATTAGGGCAAGATGTATATGTAACTGTAAAACGAACTATTAATAGCGCCACAGTGCGATACATTGAGAAGTTTAACAAACTCCATTTTATGGACTCTTCTTTAATCCTAACAAGTGGATCCCCAACAACAGCATGGTCTGGGCTTACCCATTTAGAAGCGGAAACGGTACAAGTTAGGGGCGACGGTTATGTTTTGGATAATGAGGTAGTAACGAGTGGGGCTATAGTGAGTTCTTTAGATGTTTCGGAACTAGAGGCCGGAATGGGTTTTACAGCTAGAGTTAAAACTCTACCTATAGAAGCTATTCTTGATAATGAGCAGTTGGCTGGAGATTGGAAAAGATTAGTATCAGTTAATTGTCGCTTGAATAATACGCGTAATATTGTTATAAAATATGGTAATACTCGGTATGTGCCGGCTTTTACTACTTTTGGGTCAGATGTCTTAGATACTCCGGTGCAGTCTTTTACTGGTTGGAAGAAAGTTTATCTCTCCGGTGTTGATAGGGATGTTGCTTTAGAGGTTACTCAAGATGATCCTTTAGAGTTAGAATTATTGGCTTTAACTGTAGCAGTAAAATGATTTTAAAAGATTTTAACGGGGAAGAGAATTTTAAAGAATTCACCAAATGGTGGGAGTTTTGGCGGTGGAAAGATCGTGTTGACCCCCAAATACTATCAGATATTGGCTTTGTTATTGAGAAAGATGGGTTGAATCTTTGCGCAGGCTGGCTCTACACAACTAATAGTTTAATAGCCTCTATAGAATTTATAGTTGCTAATCCTTTTGCACCAAAAGAGGAAGTTAATATAAGTTTAGATTTTTTAATTGAATGTTTGAGCCAACGGGCTTTAAAGGAAGGAAAACGGTTAGTCATGACTACAATTAATAATCCGGCTCTAGCTAAACGATTAGAGAAATTAGGTTATGTTGAGAGTGGAAAAGATTTAAAACAATATATGAGATTGAAATGGCGATAGCAACAGGGACAGCACTTATAATTGCAGCAGCTGCCGCTGCTGCTGGAACAGCTTATACTACTTATTCCCAATATCAAGCGAGCGAGTACGCATCAGAAGTTGCGGATAAGCAAGCGGAGACCCAAGTAAAGCAATTAGAACTCCGAGCGCAAGCTGAAAAAACCGAAGCAGAAGTAGCTGAGTTAGGAAGGCAACGCACTTTAGACCGGATTATATCTGCTCAAAATGCGGTATTCGGTGCAACAGGGTTGGCTACTACTTCTGGGAGTTTCACAGGTATTCAGACTACAGATGTTGGTAGAGCCGCTGAATCCTCACGGTTAAACCAATTGTTTACTGATACTAGACAAGTGGGTTTTAAAAGTCAGATAAGGGGGGTACAGAGCCAAGCTGCTGTTTCTCGACAAGCTTCTAGGATCAGTCGTAGAACTAATTTAATAAAAGGTGGAACCTCTTTAATTAATATAGGTGGGTCTTATTATGAAAATAAATTAAATCGAAATGGCTAAAAGCAGACTAACACGGAGTAGGGTGGGTAATATAGCAAGCTCATCATCTCGAGGGGTAGCTCGTTTTAGTGAAACTCCAGCGAAAGCGAAAGCGAAAGCGAGATCAATACCTCAAGTAGCTCCTATAAAATTTACAGCTGGAGGAGCTTATATGGAGCAGATGGCTGCGGTAGCTGATTTAGGGGTCGGTATTTTTAATGCTACCACTAAGGTAGCTGCGGCATCAGAAGCAGCTAAAAAGGTTGAGCAAGACGCGTATTTAGCAGATATAAAATCTGATGATATTATTCAAACTAATAGAATTTACAATGAGAATACTTTAGTAGGTAATGACCCTAAAGGATTAACTGAAAAACTAGAAGGGTATAAAACTGGTAAAATGGCTAGTATGCCAGAGAATATTAAGGCGGGGTATTCTCAAAGTTTTGATAAGAGAGCAGCAGTTTTAACTACTAGATCCCAAGACGCATTTTTTAAAAAAGTTAGGGATGATGCTTCTGCTTCTTTGGAAGCTAGTAAAGAGTTAATATTAGATGATATTTTTAATAATCCAGCACCACTAACAGAGATAGAATCTGAAGCCAACTCGGAGAAGATGGCTTCTTATATGGGTATCCTTCAAGCTCAAGTAACTAATAAAGATTTAACCGAAAAACAAGCTCAAGTTGAGGCTAAAGAGTTCCAGAAAAAAGCTTTAGTCTTGGGAGTAAAAACTCAAATTAAAACATTAAACCCCGATCAAAGAGCCGCAGAGATCAAGAGATTAAATGACCTGAAAACTCTTCCTGCCGGGATGAATGAGCAAGATAGGCAAGATATGGTGGCTCAACTAAATGCTTATGATTCAACACTAAGATCAATAGAAGGTAAAGCCGCCGCGAAAGAAAAAGCAGATGTAGAGCTTAACCTTTCTCGCGAAGCAGCGGATTTAGAGATCGGCGTAAATCGAGGGGAATCTACATATGAGGATGTACTCAGAGCAGAGCAGGAGGGTACTATTACCCCTACTAAGAAAGTTCAACTATTTAAATTGTTAGATAACAACCTCAAGAAAGTTGAGAAAGAAGCTGTATCTTTAATTAAAGTAGCAAAAGCACTTAGGGCAGAAGCTTTTATTGACCCTAAAAGTACCGATGATAAAAAAGCAGTAGACCTTTCCTACCAAAAGGTATTAAAACCCCAAATAGATAGTGTTGAGGGCCCAGCTGCTAAAAAACAGATTATTACTAATTTTGTGGGTAAACTAGGTATTGTCCCTGAAACTCTAAGAGGAGAGATGCGGGGGGTATTTAGAGGTAATGATGTTGAGCAAAAAGTATTCTACGCAGATTTAGTTGGTATGATTCAGGAAACTAAACCTCAAGCACTAGATGACTTCGACACCAAGGATATTACCCAAGCCGTTATGATTGACGAGATGGTAAAGGCTGGCACCCCAAATGAACAAGCAGTTGAGAAAGTAACTGCCTTAACTGAGGGTATTAATGCAGGTAGATTAGAGATACTGAGAGAAGATTTTAAAAATTTAGTAGAAGATACCGGTACCGGTGTTAGAATTAATTCAGAAAAAGTTATAGATACTGTTCGGTCAACTTTCGAACACGGGGTGTTTAACTTTAATGCTTCCTTACCCCAACAGCAGTTGGGTGTTGAATCCGCAGCTATCAATGATTATAAAAAACTCTATAAGACTTGGTATTTGAGTACTAATGGAGACGCTGACTTAGCCAAAAAGCAAGCTCAAAAAGCTCTTAAAAGAACTTGGGGCACTACTGATGTAAATAGGACTTCAAACCAATTAACTAAATATCCTATTGAAAAAGCTTACCCAGGTATGCCGGTTAAAGAGATTAAAAAAGAATTGATAGTTGATATCAAAGCCCTCGAGGCTTACAGAGACATAGACCCAGATGATGTTATTATTCAATGGGATGCCCGTACCGCTAGAGAGTATAGCAAATACCCTTCCTATCAAGTGTTAGTTTTTAACAAAGAAGGTTTATTAGAACCAGTGGTAAATAAGACACACCAACGGTGGTCTCCAGATTATATAGGTTTTCAGAAGAAAAAGAAGAAAAAGAAAGCAGATATCTTTAAAGAAGTTAAAGAGGGAAGAGATGCTAGAGCCATTAATATTACAAATTCATAATGCCTTTTATACCAGAAGACACAGATATAGCTCTACCCGACTTAACCCAGCAGCCCGACTTAACCCAGCAGCCCGACTTAACCCAGCAGCCCGACTTAACCCAGCAGCCCGATTCTGTGGTCCCGGAGGTAGAGACTTCCTTGGGTGAGGCAACTAAAAGAGCTTTTAGGTATGAGAATATTCTTGGAGCGGCTATATCAAATAAGTCTAGGGGTAATTGGGTGTTGGATAAAGAGTTTAACTTTGACGAGGCTTTTAAAGCTTTACCAGAAAGATATCAGACGGAAGAGTCAATAGCTAGAGCTTTCTCTGATGCTGAGAATAAAGAGCATTTCGACGCTATAAAATCTCAAGTTGAACAAGAAGAGTCAGATCGAAATTACTTAGCCCAATCTGGTTGGAAAGGGGTTGTAGCTAGTATTGCAGCTGGGGTATTAGATCCTATAAATTTACTACCTATTGGCGGTGTAGCTTTTAAAGCAGCTAAAGTTGGGAAAGCTGTTAGTGTCTTAACTAATGGGGCTAAGGTCGCTACAGTCGGGGCGGCTTCTATCTCACTTCAAGAAGCTGCTTTACACTCTCAACAGGAATCCAGAACATTAGGGGAATCCGCAGCTAACATCGCTGTTGGTACTTTACTATCTGGGGTATTAGGCGCGGGTAGCTATGCCTTACTAAATAAATCCGCAAAATATGGGGGTTTTAAAAAGCAGTTAGGAGACGAATTAGATATTACAGATTATACTAAAGATGTGAGAAAAGGTGTTGAACTTCAAGAGAAACCTGGCGTTTCCGCAGGTGCTGCTGCGGCCCCAAAGAAAACTAGAGCCGAACTTCTTGAAGAAAATAGTTTGGCGAGGGGCGCGGTATTCAAACCCATTATGTTTCAAGATCCTAGTTTAAGATTAATAAATAGTCCCTCTGTGGCTGCTCGGATTGCTATGCCCGAATTAGTAGAGTTCTCGCCGAAACTAAAAAAGAATTTAAAAGGTATTGCTACTGGAAAATCGGTAGAAATTGAACGCGGCATTGATGAGGGCAGATTAGCCGATGTAATTATAAGTAATGGGGACCAATTTGTTAAATACAAGAAGAGATTAGGTAAAGATACTAACCGGATGACTAGGGCTGATTTTAATACTGAAATTTCTAAGGCTTTGAATAGAAAAGGTAAATCAGATATACCAGAAGTAGCAGCAGCAGCAGCTAAAGTTCGCGAAAATATATTAAAACATTATGGTAAAGAAGGGCTAGAGATCCCAGGTTTTTTTGGCGATGGTGATGCTGTTAAAAATACTTTAGATACTTATTTTCCCAGACAATATAACCGAGCTATTATTGCCAGAAATCCAGCTAAATTTCAAAAGAAAATAGCTGATTATTTTAAACAAGAATTTGCTAAAAGTAAGGGTGGACGCAAAGCTAGGATATTCGAGGGTGCTACAGAATATAAAGATGATAGTTACTTTCAAAGTTTAGCCCTAGATGTCTATGATAATGTTATGGGTTCTTCCAGTAGTGTTCTCCATGATGGTGTAGGTTTATCTTCAAAACCGAGTTTTGCTAAGAGCCGAAAACTGTTAATGGATAATACTGAGATAGAGGAATTTTTAGAGATGGATGTAGACCAAGTTATGACCAAATATTCTAAATTGATGTCCTCCCGTACGAGATTAGCTAAAAAATTCGGATCTGATTTCTTAGATGATGATATGGCTACAGGCAAGTCCCCCTTAATACAAGCTGTAAAAGACGAATATAAAGACCTAAAAGCTAAATTATTGGATGACCCTAAAGCATTAAAAAAGGTAAAAGCCAAAGAGGAAAGTGATTTATCTGATATCTTTGCTCTTCGGGATAAGTTAATGGGCACTTATGGGTATTCCATTAATCCAGATAGCTGGGCTTATCGGGCTCAGAGACAGGTTAAGCAATATAATGTAGTAACTATGCTGGGTGATGTGCTATCCTCTTCAACACCTGATGTAGGTAAGTTAATAATGAAAGACGGCATGGGTAAATTTCTTAGTCGAGGGTTAAAACCTTTAACTAAATCCCTATTCTCTCCGAAATTTAGGACATATAAAAAACTTCATGCTAGAGAAATGAATCGAATGGGGGTTGCTCTTGATTTAATTAATAATGGCCGAGTCAATGCTGTTGGGGATATTATGGATGACTTTGGTAAGCATACTAAATTTGAGAGGGGTGCCGATATTGCTAGCCAAAAAATAATGAGTGTTACAGGTATTAAGCATTGGAACGCTGGGTTGAAGCAAACTGCTTCTGGTATTATCCAAAGTAATATGGGGGATGCTATGTCCGCAGTTGCTAATAATAAAGCCACTACAAAACAAATATCCGATTTAGCTAGAAGCGGTATAGATAAATTTACAGCTAAATCTATTAGGGCTCAGATCAAAAAACATGGTGAAGTGATTGATGATTTGGTATTCCCCAATATATCTAAATGGGATTTAGAAGCTAAAGAGTTCGGGGAGATTTACGCAGGAGCTATTAAAGCAGAAGCTGATAGGATTATCGTTACTCCGGGTGTCGGTACAACGCCATTATGGATGTCGAGAAACGGGTTGACTTTATTAGGCCAGTTTCAATCCTTCGCTTTTTCTTCTATTCAAAAAACCTTAATACCAATGGTGCAGGACTTTGATGGCAAAACTGTTCAAGGATTAACTGTAATGGTGGGTATGGGTACTTTAGTGGCAGCTTATAAGAGAGCGGCTCGAGGAGAGCCTATGCCAGACACAGCTACCTTAATCCAAGAGGGTGTTGATCGGAGCGGAGTTACTGGGTGGTTAATGGATTATAATAGCCGATTAGAAAAACTATCCCAAGGTAATGTGGGGCTATCAAGAATTCTAGGGACTAATGCTACAAATAAATATTATAACCATAATAATTTTGCAGCTCTCGGCCCTACTTCTGGCCAAGTTAATAATTTAATGTCTGTGGCTTCCGGTATTTTAAGTGGCAATGCAACTCAATCTACTGTGCATTCAGCTCGTAGGCTATTACCTTTACAGACTATGATTGGGATTAGACAAACGCTTGACTTAATGGAAGACGAGTTTAATAATAATCTCGGAATTCCTAAAAATTAATTGATTTTTAAATATGGGTACTGTACCTGCTTTAACAGATGAAACACCTCTAGATCAGTATACGGCAACAGCTAGTCAAACTGATTTTACATTCACTTTTACGATTTTCGCTACAGCGGATATTAAGGTTTATGTGAATGATATTCTTAAAACGGAAACTACAGATTATATAGTTAAGCAAGCTGATCTTAGCCCTATCGTACCTGCGGATGATTTACCTATGGACGGGGGTAAAATAGTTTTCAACTCTGGGCTTATCCTTAATGATAAAGTTTCTATTTCACGCGAGATACCTATAGATAGGCTAACTGGGTATTCAGTAGCTGGAGATTTTAGAGCAAATGTGCTGAATGCTGAACTAACCCGTATGCAGTCCATCATGCAACAATTGGAGCGAGATATTACTCGTAGTGTTAGGTTAAGTGCTTCTGATGCTGAAACCGGCTCTTTGCAAATGCCCTCAGGCAGGGCTAGTAAATTTTTAGCTTTTGATTCAAGCGGTAATATGATTGCCTCCGCAGGCACCATTGGAATCACCCCTATTACGGTTAGCTCTTTTATGGAAACTGTTCTAGATGATTCTACTGCCGCTACCGCAAGAGCAACGTTGGCCGCTCAACAAGATGTTATTACTACTAGGGGGGATATTACAAGAGGTAACTCTTCCGGAGTTGCAGAGAGGTTGGCGTTAGGTACTACTGGACAGGTTTTAAAAAGTGATGGTACTGATCTAGTTTTTGGGGAATACCGAGATTCCACCACTGCGATCAAAGGTCAAGTTTTATTACCAAACCCAATAACTATTTCAAATGGGACTGATGCAGATCACGATATAGATTTTTCAGCAGGTAATTTTCAATTTGATGATGGAAGTGGTCAAGCTGTAGCAACAGCATTAACAAAAAAGCTTGATGCTTCTTGGGTTGCAGGAACAAATCAAGGGGGTTTAGATACTGGTTCTATTGCTGCTAATACTTGGTATTATTGTTTTGCAATATATAACCCTACAACCTCAACAGCAGACTCTTTGTTTAGTGCTAGTTATTCTAGCCCTACTTTACCTAGTGGATATACTAAGAAAGAGTATAGAGGGGCTGTTTTAACTGATGCTAGCAGTAATATTAGAAATGGTAATTTTACATATTTTGGAAAAAGTTATAGATTTTCTTATAAAAGCCAAGGTGTTCAAGACCACTCTGGAAATGGCAACCCTGGAAATACAACTTTATCTTGCCCTCCTAACTCTTACGCAATTATTGATGGTTATATTAGTACCGCAAGCGTGAATGTAAATGTCTCAATCCAAGAAACATCTCATACTAGCGATTCTTTGGCTTTTTTAGCTATTGGCGATGATGCTGATGGTATAGGGAGGCACATAAGAGACGCTAACCAAGTTCAAATTAAAGCAGATTCATCAAGTCAAGTTAATATTTCTGGAACAACAGCAACAACGGTTACTGTTAAAACTCGGGGTTGGATTGAATATATTTTATAAAAATTATGACAAAATACAGAATAAATATAAAAACAGGGCAAAAGGAAAAAGACAATGGTCAACTTGGAGCTAGTTTTTACAATAAAGATTGGAGAGAAGCAACAACAACAGAAGTAAAAGCTATTGAGTTTGAAAAACTAAAAGAAGCTAAAATACTTGAAGTAAAGCAAAAAAGAGATTTTAAGCTATCTAATTATTCTTTAAAAGAAGGAGTTCTTAGAACTAATAATAGGGCAGAAACCTTTATAATTTTAGAAAGATATACAAAAAATATAGATCAAAATAAAATATTGGCTGAATTTGGTTTAAAAAATGGGGTATTAGTTAAACTAACAAAACCTATTATTGCTAAATGGCTAGGGGATATTGAGGAGCAATATAATAAAGCTTGGGTAAATTACAGAGAAACAGTTAAAAAGATTGATAACTGCAAAACTATTGCAGCTTTAAAGAAGATAATTATCTAATGTGTAAAGATCAGAAAATCCTACAGAAGAAAGAGGCTATACGGAAGAAAATAAAAGCTCTAGATAAAAACAGAATCCATATACTCTATTTTTCATATTATTTTAATTGGCATAATCTATATAAAAGTCCCCTGCTTATAGCTACAAAGTTACTTAATTTTATTACTAGAAAACCCTCAATAGATCATGTTGCTCATATTAGCCGGTTTATCTATGATAGTGAAAAAGAACATTGGACAGCGAAAGTATTTGAAGCAACTACTGAGAGAGGTATGGAGCAAAACGATTTATTTGATAAGTTAAAAGTTTTTCAAGGGACTTGTTATATAGAAACTTTAAGTGTGAATGTTGATCGTAATGAGGCCAGGCTTTTTGAGAATAGATATACCGGAGTGCCCTATTCAAAAAAGATGGCTATAGATTCTGGGATAGATTTAGATTTTATAGGTGACTTATCAGAAACGAAAACAGACGGCGGTTTTTGCTCCTGGCTGGAAGCTTTATTCTTAATCAATCAAGGAGTTGATATCTCCAAGATTGAAGAAGGCAACCCTTCTGAAATCACCCCTACAGATTTGTTCATAGCTAGATTAGGCCATCAGAGAGTTCTATTTAGATATTAAAATGAGAAATAATATAAGACTTAGAGATAGATTACTTTGCCCTTTAGTTAGCGCGCTTATTCAAATCCTAGTATTATACACAATATTTTTTCAGTTTTTCGAAATAAAAGACCATTACTATTCTTCAATAGCTAATGCTAAAATAAAAGCCCATATCGAAGATAAAGTAAATCAATGTGGGAGGGGTACTTGGATTAGTTGGCTAGTGGTAGATGGTAATGTTTCTCGTGATAGGTATTACTTTCAAGACGTTATAGGTTGCCGAAAGGATACCGAGGAGAAAGGCGAGTGTGCATTCTCTGTAAAAGAAGCTAAATTAAACCCTTTTTACAACGCTATTTACCATAAATTAGATAAATGCTCGGTTAGTTTTTTAAACAATATCCCTTCTTCAGAAGTAGCCTTCTTCGAAGATTTAAAGGCTTTGCCTTGTGAAACTTTAGCTATTGGTGTGGGAGCCAGTAATAGTAAACTATTGAATATGGGGATTACAGTAACTAGAAATACTAGATCAAATATGGTTTATATATTTACCCTATCTCAGACAGCCCCGTATTCGGAAGACTGCCCTAAAAGTAAAAGGGTTACTATATTGGAAGAGCTTTCAAATTATGCAAAGGAAAATTTATAAAGGTTTATGTCAGCTATATTTTTAGAGAAAGCAATATGGGGGTTCTTCGCTTTAATAAGTGCGTTGATAGCTGTAATATATAGATTATTTAACGGGTCTTTAGTAGAGAAGGCTAAGAGGCAGAAATTAGAAATTAAATCTGAACTAGGTCAAATATTTGAGGCTAAATTTGGGCGCGCTATGGCGGATTTAAAAGGGGAGCTTCACGAGTTGACTGATAAAGTTAATAGATTTAAGGATCACGAGAATAATAATACTAAACATCAAATAGAATTATTAAGGAGCATCTTTGATAAAATAGGGGATAACAAAAATGAAAAAACATAATTTAAATATAATCAAACTATTCCTGGATCATTTCTCTAAACATAGGATACAGGGGCGTATGTTCTTTTTTAACCTAAGCTTATCCCTTAGCTTATTCTCAATAATTGTGGGGGTGTACCTTGGAAAAGCGGTATATAATATTATTTTCAAATTAACTAATTGTTTTTAACTATGAGTAAAAATAAATTTTTAGACGACTCTAGTGGGAATAAAAGTAGTAAAAGGTTAGCTGGGTTATGCCTTATAGCCCAAGGTTTAATTATGAAGATTATACTTTTTATATATGCCTTACAAAATACGGTAGCTACTGACTTTGATAAACTTGATTTAAGCTGTGCTTCGCTAATTTACGCTGGTGTTGGTATCTTAGGTTGGGGTGTTTTTGAAGGTAAATCTATAAGTATTAAAAAAGAGTAATGTCTCTAATAACTAAACTAGGAGCTTTTCTTTTAAGTATAGTTGGGGTATTCCTGGCAGGATCCCTATCTGGGCGAAAAAAAGAACAAATTAAAACTTTAAAAAAAGACCATAGTAATTTAATTGAAGATGTTAAACTCCGTAAAAATATTAATAGTATGTCTTTTTCTGACAAATCTAACTTCTTGCTCTTTAAGCAAAAACACAAAAACGGTGAGTAATTATTGTTTTCTATACACCCCCTTTCCTGATGATTTAACAGCGGATATTATAGCTTATTGGGGCGGTGTGGCTGAAAAAATTGCCTTGAAAAATAAAGAAGGGACTGCTAAGAATGCTAATGAGAAGCTATTAGAAACTTTAATAGGGCATGTTGGCTCTAATGATAAAATCTACTATACAAAAAATTGTGTTAATTTCTAGTAATAAAAAACAAGTAGTTATATTAAGAAGGGGTATACTTAGTAATATTGCAGTCTTAGGAACTATGATACTTAACGGTACTGAACTCTGCAAGACTCTAGAGAAACCGTGGTTGAATAACCTACCTAATATATCAGGCATCCCTTCAGGTACTTATGAAGTTAAGAAATATAATAGTGATAAATTCCCGGACTGTTGGGAACTTCAAAATGTAGAAAACAGATCATATATATTAATCCATGCAGGTAATTTAGTTTCTCATACTGAGGGGTGCATTCTTGTAGGGAACTCTTGGGGTTTTGTTGGAGACCAGTTGGCTGCATTAAACTCTAGGATAACTATGGATTCTCTCCGTCAGAAATTAAAAGATTGCTTCACCCTTAAAATAGAAAACCCATGTTAGTTAAATTCTGTTCTTCTCTTGACGGTGTTATAGAAGGGATTATAAATAAGCATTTTACCGCTACTGAAAAAACTAAATTAGCAGGGATTGAAGATAATGCAACCACGGATCAAACTGCAGATGAAATAAAGATTAGTTATGAATCAAATGCAAATACTAATGCTTTTTCTGATTCTGACCAAAGTAATCTCTCAAATCAAAGCGGTATTAATACGGGTGATGAGACTCTATCAACTATACAAACTAAAAGGCCTCTGAAGACTATAGAAGGCCAAAGTATAGAAGGTTCTGGCGATGTAGATTTAGGGATAAGTACTAAAGCAGATAAAATCTCTGGAGGAACTAGTGGCCATGTAGTAACGCATGATGCGGCAGGAAATTTACAAGATGCAGGTGTGACAATAACAAATCTCCAAGATGGATGGGATGGAGAAGTTAATACTTTTGCTGATCTACCATCCGCTTCTGGAAATGACGGTAAAAAGTATGTTGTCAAAACACCAACTGGTACTATTCTTTTAAGTACTAAGAAATATGCAGGAACTTATATTAGTGATAATGTAAATTGGAATATTTTTGGATACAAACAAGCTAGCGTTATCAACCAAATTTTAACTGGCTTTTCTGCTCACGCTTCTGTCGCAAGTTTAGTCGCGTCTGATACCATATTAATTGGTTTTCAAAAAATACAAAAGTGGTTTAATGAATACCTAGATTCTTTTAATATTGCTAATAAATTGGTTAAATTAGACGGTTCTGGGAATTTGCCTGCTTTAGATGGTAGTGCCTTAACTAATGTCACCGCAGGAGATACTCTAACATCCACATTGCATTGCAATGATAATAAAATTCAATTAAGAGGAACAGCTTTATCACCAGACACTAACCATTTTATAGAATATAATGCTTCTAATGATGGCGTTAGGATAAAATCTAATGTATCAACTGAATTTACATCTCATGTAAAAATAACTGGAAATAGTAGTATTAATTATTCTTACGGTTATTTAAACTCAAGTGGCAATACTGGGACAGGTTCTGGAACTACTAACTACTCTTTGAGCTGCGATGATAGGATTCAATGTGTCGAATTTAATGCGACATCTGATGCTAGGATAAAAGATATTATAGGTGTATCCGATACATTAAAAGACTTGGAGAAATTACTTAAAATAAACATAACAGATTATACCTACAAAGATAAAATTAAAAAAGGTGATAAAATAAATAAGAAGGTAATAGCCCAAGAACTTAAAAAAGTCTTTCCTGAGGCTGTTTCAAAAACAAAGGACTTTATCCCTAATATATATAAAACTGCAAAAGTAAAAGGTAATAAATTATATTTAAAATCTGATGAAATTAATATTTCTGATACTATTAAAATCTACACTGAGAACAAAAAAGGTGACTTGATTCAACAAAACTCTTTCCAAATTAAAATCCTCGAAAAGACAGATAATTTTATTATAGTTGATAAGTCTTTTTTGGATGAAAAGATTTTTATTTACGGATCTTTAGTTGATGATTTCTTAAATGTTGATTATGATGCTATTTCAATGCTTGCGGTATCTGCTATGCAGCAACAAAATAAAAGAATTTGCGAACTCGAATTTAAAATTAATTCAATTCTAACAAAAAATGAAAGATAAATCCTATATAATACGTCAACTCTTCTTAGAAATTGACATTGAAGCAGGGCGCAGGATTAATAAAACCTACCCCCATCACACGCAACTTAATCTCATATCAGCCGAGTTGAAGGGAGTTAGAAGAAAAAAACTACTTAAAACCGAAATAGAAGATGCTAAAGGATATGAAGATTATCGTGATTATATCGATAATATCAGAAGAAAAGCTCTTACACTAAAAGCATTAGCAAGAAAGGGAACTGTTAGTGATCTTACCAATATAGATGTAACAGACAATAAATTCTGGCCCCTACCCCAATAAAAACTACACTCGATTCAAAAAATATAAATTATGTCATCTACAACACTTTTTACAAATAAAACTATCTCCGGAAATAGTCCTTCTTTTACTATAGCTTCCCCCGTTTCCCACAGAAACGCAGGGAATGCCCCGTTACTTGGTATAGCTTTCACTACCCTAGGAACCCCCACTATTGTGTTAGAATGGAAAGCTCTGGATGGTAATTGGTACGATACTTACGAGCCTCTATTGAGTTCCCCTAAAGATATCCTATTCCCTCTTACTTTAAATGGGGAAGTGGAACTTAGACTTAATTATACAGCAGGCGGAGGTAGTAGTATTAACGCTTATATCTTCGGGTCTCTACCCCTCTAGCGACAAAGCATATTTAAGCAGAGCAATGGCATCAGCCTCATTATCATCACTTGGATTATACCCTAGATCTTGAACTGCCTTTATCACAGCCTGCTTATTAGCATTACCTTTGCCTGTGATAAATTTTTTTATTGTCCCTACTGGGACACCTTGATAAGGTATCTTATTATCTTCACAGAACATAGTGAGGGCAGCTTTAAACCCCCCGTAGCAATGGGCCGCGTCTGTGCCAATATGGCGGCGAACTTCTTCAAAATATACTACATCCAACCCAAGTATTAAATTATCTTGTATCTCGCTAAGATGATTGCGAAAGTTAAAGAATCTTCGATCAGCACTTTGAAAGCGGGTAGCTTTAAAGTTTTTTGAATAAGAATCAATAGCTCCATTAGCTGCTATAGCTGCTATAGCTACTCCAGTTGTAGTGCCTAAATCTAAAGCTAATATATTAGTCATTATGTTTGTTCATTGGGAATACACTGTCTATTAAAGTCCTAGTATAGGAACTATTTAACGAGCAAGTTTGTTGTAGATAAACTTTCGCTTGTTCTATAATTCTCTCTACATATTTCCCCCCAATATATTTCATTAATCCTTCTCTGAAAATAATATAGTGGTGTTGAGTCTCCCCACTTAAAAAATCTTTTTTTTCTGGGAATCTTTGGTTTATCCGCTTCTCCTTGCCCCCCCTCAATATCTCTTTTCTATTTTTTAAATAGTGATCTCTACTATAATATTTAAAATCTTCTATATTCTCTTGGTAATATTGCTTATGGTATGCAATGACGCTCTCCCTCTTTTTTGATTTGTACTCCTTAGACCTCCCACCCATAGTCTCTTTATTTTTAAGATAATAATCCTTATTCTTTCTCAATATCTCTTCCCGATTTTTTAAGTAGTATTTTCTTGTAGTCATTTTATTCTTTATATTTATATTTATATTTATATTTATATTTATATTTATATTTATAT